GATTCGTTATTCCTTTCTAAATAATTTAAACACTTGTTACCTCTCAATTAATCCATTTAACAACCGTATCTCCTTTATAACCCTTTTCCCAGATAAACCATGCATACGCAACGGCTGAACCTCCGCCGGCTTTCATTTTTTCAAATTCAGCATTCTTCGCACATAGTAGCCTTCCGCTTGAAACATATATTACCCTGGGTGGATTTTCGTCAAACAATTTTCTTCTTGCTTTTCCTTCCAGAAATTGAAGCTTTAAAAACATTGCAATCTTTATTCCCTGGATAGAAATATCAAGAGCATGTTCGACGAATTCCCTCGCAAATTTATATGGAGGGTTGGTTATTATATCCATTGCATTTATGTGAGTTGTCTTAAGAAAATCTTCAATTACAGTTCCTTCATATCCACGATTAATCAAATCTGTGCTATGTACTGTGTATCCATTTTCCTTAAGAACATCAGAAATGTGACCCCCCCCACATGCACATTCCCATATATTTGAAGAAAATTTCTCTTTTTCCAACAAAAGTTCTGTTGCATGTGGTTCTGTCGCGTAATAATCATTTTTCTGTCTTTCCTTTTCCGTGTGATTAGACGCCCCTAAGGTCTTGTAAATGCTGTTCCCGTTTCCTGTCCAGTCTTTCATTCTTTTGCCTCTTCAAGTAAGATTCCTGCATTTTCTTTCATGTACTGGCTAACTTTTATGTATCCTTCCGTATTATTTTTTGTAGAAAATCCACGGAATTTTACTCTTGCCGGATATGCATCTTTGACTATATCTCCGTCTAATGTTAAAACAATGGACCAGCCAAATGTATGTAAGATCATATTAATCCACCACAGCATTCCGCATTCTCTGAACTGCTGCCATGTAGAACACTTAACCTCTTCCGGTTTTACATCTTCTATGACCGTCTTAGTAATCTTTTCGATTGATGTTATTTCGTTAAAATCAGCTTCATCACTAGTATTCAGATATAACATTACTGCAGTGTTATTTATTAAATCAACGCTGCTCCCATCTTCTCTTGTTATGCGCCACATGTTTTACCTCCTAACATCAAAATTTTTGCTTACACTCACTAACTCCTCATACGGAGGTAGCATTTTCAACCAGGCATTAACATGTAATCCCTTTGATTCACAAGGTGTCTTTTCATCTCTTAAGTAAAAATGTCCTTCGCCGTCTTTATCGATCTCATATCTTCCCACCATTATTATATATAATTCAGAGAACGATAATAAAAGGTTAGGAACATTGCAGGATTCGCCAGGAGCCTTTTCTGTTACTGGAGTCCATGTCAAGTATCCTATTTCGTCTAAGTCTTCATAAGCCTGCAGTTTTTCTCTTAATCCGGCCATAGCCCATAAGTTACGATAAAACACAGCTAATAATCCTACTGTACTATCTATTTCATGCTGAAGCATAGAACCCATATATTCCTCAAATTCTTCATCTGACAAATCAGTTAAATCTACATTGCAAATATCTTTCATAAGATTTCTTGCAAGCTGCCTACTGTCAATGTCTAAATTGTAATCCCTGTATCTGGCGTTACGCTTTCCATCTGCATAGCAACAATTATGTGCTAATTCCATCATTGACATTTCCTCAACCTTTTTGTGATTTGTTAATCTACTCATACGCCCTCCCATTTATTATCTTTCTTAGTTCCGTCCTCGTTATAATCTCTTGTGGACTTATAAAAATTGCATTTACCATCTTCGCATGCTGAACAGTACAGCTTCCGTAATGCCCTGCATCCTCTATGTTTTATCTGAATGAAAATGCAATCCGTCTTTGCTATTCCCATTTATTTCTCCTCTCTGTCTATTATGTATCTGATAATTTTGATGATATAGCATATAACCAAGAGGAAGCCTGCTGCCACTGCACAGCCTATAGGAATAAGCGCCATTAAAATTAAAAATTCTTTCATTGTTACCTCTTTTTCTTAACAGATTTTACCTTTGCATTTAGCTTAACCGTAAGTATGCCAGCCTTTGTTAATTCTGCCTCGTCAGATCTGAATCCTTTTCTTGATAATTGCAAAAGTTCAGAACCATCAACAAGTGCCAGGTTGGATATATCGCAATTGTCCTTGTTATTATCAAGAAATATAATCTTTTTCCCTTTAGGAATAGGACCGTTGTATTTCTCCCATGTTGCCCGGTGAACAAATTCAAATCGTTCTCTCTGGCTGCCTTTCTCCTTGACTTTCCTTATCAGGTATCCGTCCGTAGTATGAGTATATTCACCAACTTCCATGCGATTAGCCGGGATATTACCCTTCTTGAACATAGTACCCTTGCATTTCTCATATTGTTCTTTACTCATACGCTTACCCTTGTTGTAAGGAACATTACCTTTTGGAAATCTGCCGTCATTGCAGCAGTGTAAGTCATTTCTTGCCATGTATCCTTTGCACATTGCATATGTGAATTCAATTTCAAAATGTTCAGACACCATCTTTGCAATCTCATTTTTAGTTCTTCCCGGAGTAATGCTGCGGATATATTCCCGCATTTCCAGAGGATATTTAAGAGAACGCCCTTTAGGAAATCCTGGGGTTGTCCCACTTTTAATGTGGTATCTGTTTTTTGCTCCCTTGATATTGTCCTCGGTGAATATTATTCCGTACTTTTCTTCAAAGCCTTGCTGCTTAATTAACTCAGTCACCTGTTTTGTTGTTCTCCCTGGCACATTATCATGCAGCCATCTGACAACTTCCTCTGGCCACTTCATTACTTACCCCCCCCTGATGAGGGCGAACCTCAAGCATTTCAGGAATCGCCTTCGGTCTGTCATATCCGTATTCATCCATGTGCTGCATAGCTTTGAACTGCAGTTCTCCAGTCCTGATAATCTGCTCACTTACCTTTGCCATTGCTTCCGATCTCCTGATTTCTGAATCAAGTTCGTCTCCTGTTAAATCTTCATCTCCCAGCTTATCAAGCTGTTCAAATAAATAATTGTTTAAGTCTCCTAATGTGTTCTTCACGACTTGCCCTCCTTGATTAAATATAGTTTTTTCCAAATGCCCGCATCCACTCATCATGTCCGTGTATATCTTCGAACTTCTTTTGAGCAATGCAGATTAATTTCAAATCCGTTTCCCGGCAGTTATGTACTGCCTTTTTGCCTGTTCTATGGTCCTTAGGGCAAAGATACACGGTCAATCCGTACTTCTCGGACATTTTACGATTAGCTGTACCATGCATAACATGATGTTTTTCAAGTCCACCGGAAGGAAGTTGTATGTATATACCATTTTTTTCCGCTTCCAGGCGGCATAAAAAGCATTCTTTAGTGTTCTGTAATATGCTTGCGCTCATGTTCTCCTTTCTCCTCCCATAGTGGGAGGACTGCTGCCAGATTAATAGTTACTGTGATATATACTTAGATAAATAAGTATCATGTAGATAGTTTTGGAGTAAAATGCTACTCCAATTCTGATTTTATGCAGGTTTGCGTCTTTTTGACCTTTTAAAATGTCGTCGGATTCTGGCATTCGTATAATTCCCGCTTAAGTTTTGCAATATGTCCTGTTACTTCTGTGAGGTTGTAAACTCTCATGTTCGTATTTTCTACGGTATTATTGGGGCTATAAGATATAATCGCCTCACGAAGCCATTCAAGTCTGTCAAGTTTTTCTTTGATTTGTTCTTCCTTATACCCTGACATATTCCGCCTCCATCTTTTTAAGCTCATGATCAATCCATTTGCTGAATTCATGTTCTTTTTCATCAGACCAGCTTATGTTGTGCATTCTGCTCACATTTAAGTACTGCTGCCATAATTCAGCATTTTTGACCTGTTTTCCATTAGATTTCACCCAGTTATTCTTAGCCCACTGTTGCGGCCATGCATTACGACATGAGTTAAGTACATGCTCATTAGATGTATTAATACAGATATCGCACCCCTTGTTAAACCTCATAAGTGCGTGGACAATAGCTGTAAGTGTAAGCTGATTTTCTGTTGTATTTTCCAATGTTCCCTTACCGCTCCTTATGCACTCTTTATCTTTGATACAGGCTTTTATCACATACATATAACTTGCATGTTTCTTTATTGCGGGTCCTCTAGCTGATATCCCTATGTATATGTTTACCTTTATCACTTTGTCGCCTCCTGAATTTTACTTCATAATACTTAAATCCTAATTCTGATGTTCCGCAGACTTCCGAACCTACAACCATGTAATATCCCTGGTCTTCCCATTTCTTGATAGTGTTCTTTCTTGATTTGCCAGCGAATGTTGAAGCATTTACAACTGTTTTAATAATTACCGGCTTTTTTAAGTTACGGGAAGAATTCCAGCGCTTGCCTATTCTCCCCCCTAATGCCTGTTCGGTTTTATTCGCATACTTTACAAAGTATTCTGCTATTCGTGTATAATCGTTGTCACTGTCAAGTGGCTTAATGTCAACATGTCCTTTTCGCCAGCATTTCTTTAAAATCTGCATATCGCATATATCCATAATCATATGAATATGGTGCGCACCTTTCTTCCCTACTTCCTTGACATATATATATTTTAGTGGTGCTATACCTTTGAACTCCTTGCGGAGATTTTTTAGCAGGTTGCGTATATCGTTATTCATTTCTTCCACAGTGGGCGGTCTTTTATCTTTCGCGTAAGTGAATGTAACAAGCATTCCTGTATCGTCCCGCCAATTCGTGTTCATTGACGCTGCCAGTTTTCTTGCCGCCGCCCTCTCGTTTATAAGCCTCTGTATCTCTGTTGTAGGCTTCTCTCTATTTTCTCTCTTTTCCCCCTTACAGTTGTTATATCTAAGGGTGTGATATCTCCTTATCGTTACCACGCTACCTGCTATACATATTTCCTTTATGTATGGCATTAAAAATTGTCTCTCCTGGTTCTTAAGTTAATTATTTCAATCAAGTTTTTATGCGGCTTTGACCGCATTTATTTTTGCTTTTAAAAAGCCATAATTTTATTGTTTTTCTTGACTTTATTAATACAATAGAATATAATGTATTTAAGTCGTTACACGGCTTGTCTATCTTGGTTTGAGCTGCTCTCCGGCAGCTCTTTTTTATTCCGTTTTATCGTCCGTGACCTTATATTCTCTCCTGACATGAATTCTCTCGTCATTATCCAGATACACACTGTAAGTAACTCCCCCATCTTTAATGGTGAGCCTGTCAAATTCGCTTTTCATAATAGGTCTTACTGAAGACTTCAATACTTCCCCTATATATTCACTATCCGCAACCTCAAGACATCTGGCTTCTGCTTTCCTTACGCGTCTTTCAACATTCCACCATGCTCTTGAAGCTTCGCATTTACATATTTTCGTTGCTTCTTCATTAAGAAATGCGCTGAAATCCTCGTCCCTGCCTTCATATTCTTTCGCCACATCATCTTCAACAGTGACCATTCCCTGCTGCTGGCAATATAAGCAGTATCCTGTATATGTACTCTTTGTTCCCATTTCTTCAACCCTTTCTATGTGTGTTAAAAATGTATTGTTACTAAATTTTGCTTCCGTATATTCCGGTGTTTTATGAGGAACACTGACCTTAATGTTGTAGACAGTGTTATAATTCACTACATTAACCGGAGTGACAGGATCATATGTAAAAGCCTCTATTGTCATTTCCACTAACAGACATGTACCTATCAGAAGTGGTATTATCTCTAATAATTTCTTCATGATTACCTCATCAGTTCTTCCGTTTTCATGCTTCTTGCAAATTGCGCCGCTGCATTGTGCAGGCGCTTTTCTCTCTGTTCTCTTTCCTCCGGAGTCAATATAGGAGAGTGAACATTGACCACGCTGCCGTCCTCATATACGGTAGTATTTTTTAAAACATACTCCATGTGCCGTCTCCTTGATTCTTTAATACAATTTATTAATTACCTGAATGTCCTTATTACCACCAGTTCCCAGCGGCATCGTAATGAAACCATGTTCCGGATTCGTATCTAATGCACATAACTTCTTTACTTTCTGGCCACACTTCCTTAATCTCTCCATGTGGCCAGACTTCAAATGCTTTCTTGTGTCTTTCAGACAGCCTTCTGGCAGTCTCCAGAGCCTTCTCCGGATTCTTATATCTTTTCTTTTTCATTATGCAATCACCTTTTCTTTCTCCTTCTGCTGTCTTTCAGACATAACGACCATTCCCTCACCTACACCAAGAAGGTACAGCTTCTGGCTGTCTGGCAGTCTTGGAACAATCTCTGCTAAAGATTCAATTATCTGCTTCTCCTGTACTGTCAACATAAAATCACTTCCTTTCGTATACTTGTTGTATCCCCTCTGCTATAATGTTTTCACTGGGAACTGCCATTCCCTAGTACATATGAGAGGAGGATACATTATGGATAAAACTGCTATAGAAGAGGCTCTTAGCCAATTTGTCAGCAATGCACACCCAAGCAACGCCAGTTCAAATGCTCCGGCTACTGTTGGGGATATCAATAGGCTAATCGAGGCAACCACAACTCTTGTTGTTAATATTCTTAACGCTCTCGATTAGTTTTAGTGGCTGTCGCCTTGTTTGCGGCAGCCTTTTCCATTCCTATAAACAACCACTCCAGCTTGTATGCCGCGCTTGTGATTTTTTTAGATGCTTTTTGCATTCTTGAGCAAATATCCGCTACCCTTTTATCTTTAAAGTCAATCATGCATGGCATTTCCATCTGTCACTCCTCCTTCCTGAGCAGTTTCTAACTTCTTAAGTTCATCAACGCATTCCTTGTACTCTTCCAGAGCTTCTTCAATTTCCTTTATGCAGGCTTCGCATTCTTCTGTTTTAATAAATACATTCGCTTCCATGCTGCTCCTTTCCACTTCAATAATATGTTTTGTTGTTTCGTCTACTCTTCTGCTATAATAACCATAACAGTCGTACCAGGACTGATTATTACAGCAGAGGAGGTGTTAAAATGAACTTTGGTAACTGGGACGAAGAACTGCATAAAGACCCTGAACAGCTTAAGCGTATCTGTACTATGCAGCGTATCAAACCCGAAAATGTCACCATTTTCCCAGAAGAAGAACGCGCTCAAATCATTGGAACTGATGGTGTTTATGATGTAACACTAAACACTTGTACTTGCGTTGATTTCTTTGTGCGTCGTCAACCTTGTAAGCATATCTACAAGTTAGCTTCTGAACTTGGTTATCTTGAGGACCTTCCTAAGCCAAACCGCAAAGCGGCAAAGGCCTTTAAGGAAAGCATTCCGTCTGAAATAGAGCATTTCAAAGAAGCTTATTTCAACGGTGCTATTTCTATTGAAAAGTTCAACAAGATTGTCAATGCTTTAAATAGCAAGTAGACATTTTCTCCTGAGGGCTGGTGTGGATTTCCATACCAGCTTTTTATTTTCAACAACATGTTTGTTGCTTCTAGGACAAATATATAGCCTTTAAGGACATTTGTCAACATCTTTTTGTGATATATTCACTTTTTGTTCATTAAATCACATTTTCTATTGACTTTTTTCTTTTTGTGATGTATTTTGAATTTATCCGAAGGGAGGTGTAAAAGTGAATGAACGCCTAAAAAAATTAAGAAAGGCTTTGGATTTAACCCAACAAGAATTCGCCGATAGAATTGGTAGTAAAAGAAATACTGTTGCTAAATACGAGACAGAAGTAAACACGCCCTCTGCTGCTGTTGTTTCTCTTATATGCAGAGAATTCAATGTGAGTGAAGAATGGCTGCGGAATGGCACTGGTGAAATGTTTCTACCTACTGATAGGAATGCTGATATCGCTAGATTAACTAAACAACTTCTTGATGAAGAGTCCGATTCTTTTAAAAATAGATTAATTTCTATTTTAGCCAATTTAAGCATCGAAGAATGGCAATACCTTGAAAAAAGAGCAAAAGAACTTTGCGGGCTTGATAAGAATGTTGATAAGGAGTCGCATTAATGAATGAGCGTATAAAGAAATTGCGTAAAACACTAGAATTAACTCAGCAAGAGTTTGCTAACAAGATTGGTATAAAAAGGAATTCCTTAGCCAATTATGAAACTGGTAGAAATACTCCGATAGACGCTATAGTAGTTTCTATATGTAGGGAATTCAATGTCAATGAAGAATGGTTGCGGAATGGTACTGGTGAAATGTTTCTCCCTATTGATAGAGATGCAAATGTTGCCAGACTAAAGCCGTTTCTTGATAAGAATAATGCCTTAATAAATAAGCGTATAAAGAAACTCCGAAAAACATTAGATTTAACTCAGCAGGAATTCGCTGGTAGGATTGGTGTTAAGCGAAATACTGTTGGACAATGGGAGTGTGGAATTAATAATATTACAGATGCAACTATTGTCTTTTTGTGTAAAGAATTTCATGTGAATGAAGATTGGCTACGGAATGGTACTGGCGAAATGTTTTTGCCAATAGATAAGAATGTATCTATTGCCAGACCAGCAAATCAGCCTATTGATAAGAATATTATCTTAATAAATGAGCGTATCAAAAGGCTACGAAAAATATTAAGTTTAACTCAACAAGAATTTGCTGATAGAATTGGTGTTAAGCAAAACACTGTTGCGCAATATGAAATAGGCAGAAACATACCTATTGATTCAGTCATTTTTCTTATATGTAGAGAATTTAATGTAAATGAAGAATGGCTACGGAACGGCATTGGAGAAATGTTCTTACCTACAGATAAGAATTCAGCCATTGACAACCATAACAAGCAAATTCTTAATGGCGAAGTTATCTTGATGAATGAGCGCATAAAGAAACTTCGTATAATGCTAAGCTTAACCCAGCAAGAATTCGCTGAAAAACTAGGCTTAACTAAAAACTATATTTCATTAATTGAGAATGGAGACAGGAACCTTTCAGAACAATCTATCAAGGTTTTGTGCAGAGAATTTAATGTAAATAAGGAATGGTTGCAGAGCGGTGTCGGTGAAATATTTCTATCTATGGATAAGAATGCAGATATATGCATAAAGCCTATTTTTTTTAAATTTTTATCCATGTTAGATAAACAAGAGCTGCTTTATATAGAAGGTGTTGTTTCAGGAATGCTTATTGCTGATGGTAAGATAACTATAGAAGATTTGCGTAATTTCCCGTAGCTTTTAGTATTAAAAGCCGGACAAGTTGGAAGCCTGTCCGGCATGGTAATTAAGGCGTTTCTCTTAGAAACTCTGCGATAAGTGTATATATGTATCTGAGATATTTCTCCTGATTTATACCACTTATCATTTTGATTATTTGGTTTTTATAATCCATATGCATGCCCCCTTTTCTGTACTATAACATTAATGCAATAATTTTTGTCATTTTTGCATAATATTTCCAGAATTATGGAAATTTACTTATAATCGCTGTCGAAAAGGTCTGTTATTCTAACATCAAGGGCTTTTGCAATGGCTTCCAGTTCCGCCATGGTAGGAGAAACTTTTTCATTTTCAATATTATTAAGAGTACTCTTGCTTATGCCTGTCATTTGTGACAGTTTAACAAGCGATATTCTCTTATCGTTTCGTGCCTGCCAGGTAAGGATTTTCATTTTCACCTCCTGTGCTTATTATGCACAAGGATAGGTTAAATTAATAATATCAGGGTAAAAATAAAAAGCCCCTGTTTGCAGACAGAGACTTTTTATCCGACCAAGCATAAGAGGTATCTAAAAACAAAAAGATTTCCCTTATGGTATAATCGCCTTAAGCAAGCTATATTATACCATTTTAGACACCTTCCATGCAAGGTGTTATTTTTATACCCTTTTTTCAATATATTTAATTAAGGAGTGGTTATAATATGGCTGATTTTGAACATGTAATTATCTATTTGAGAAAGTCCCGGTCAGATGATCCGGCAACTACCGTTGAGGAAGTGCTTTTCAGGCATGAGAACATACTGCAGGAATACGCCGTAAAAGAATGGGGTGCGCGCATTCCGGAAGACAGAATATACAGAGAGGTTGTGTCCGGAGAGACAATTAAGGACCGTCCTGTTATGCAGCATGTAATGAAGATATTAGAGACAGGTTTGGTGTCAGGCGTGCTTGTTGTTGAACCGCAAAGATTGTCCCGTGGTGATTTACAGGATTGTGGCCACATAATCAATTCTCTTCGATACACCAACACTGCAGTAATTACGCCGCCTAAGACATACGACTTATCCGACGAATACGACAGGAAATTTTTTGAAATGGAATTAACGCGTGGTAATGATTATCTGGAATACACGAAGAAGATTCTTAATCGCGGCCGTATTGCTTCTGTTAAAGCCGGTAACTTTATCGGTAATTCCGCGCCATACGGTTATAGAAAAATCTGTGTCGGCACCGGAAAAGAAAAATATTACACTCTTGAGATTGTTCCTGAAGAAGCAGAAGCCGTCAGGCTTATGTTTGATTTATATGTTAATAAAGATTACGGTTTTAGGAGTATCGCACATGCGCTTGATATGGCTGGCTATAAACCAAGACGCTCCGCTGAATGGAGTCCTGCTGCCATATCCTGCATGATTGCCAATGAAACCTATATCGGAAGAGTTGTCTGGAACAGAAGAAAAACTATCAAGAAATGGGAGAATGATACCATTGTCAGGACGCGTCCCCGCCAGAGCGAATATATAAGTGTTCCTGGTAAGCACCCGGCAATAATAAATGATGAATTATTCTATGCTGCAAAGGCAAAGCGTAACAGAACGCCAAGAATCAAGAGGTATGTCCAGCTTTTAAATCCTCTTGCCGGATTGTTATATTGCGGAACATGCGGACACGCAATGTCAAGAAAGCGTACTGTTGATAAAAAGTATGGATCCGTGTCTGTTTCCTTTTTGTGTAATAATCAATCAAACTGCCATACTAAATCAGTTATGTATGATGCAGTCATTGACAGGGTAAAGGAAACTCTAAGACAGTCCATTGAAGATTTTGAAGTCAAGGTAAATAATAAAGACGAAACAGACATTGCATATCATAGAGCAATGATTGCTAACCTCAAAAGTGAATTAAGGAAATTAAAAGAAAAAGATATGAGGCAGAAAGACGCCTATGAGGACGGTATATACACTAAAGAAGAATTTGTTGTGCGTAATGCAAAACTTGCTGAACAGATATCAATTGCACAACTGAAGCTTGATGAAGCAGAGTCTTCCACAACACAGTTAGTAGATTATCAGGAACGCCTGGTGCGCTTCCGTGAATGTCTTGAAGCACTTGACGACGACACTATATCCGCCGCTGACAAGAACGCACTTCTCAAATCATGTATCGACAAAATCATGTATTATAATGACAGTCCTTCCCTTCCGGGAATAGGTCGATATGTTGATAATCCCTTTAGATTAGAGATTTTCCTGAAACTGTAAACCCGCAGTTTCAGGGGATTTTCAACCACATACAACATCAATGTTCTAATTCTTCCGTGCCTATATCAGTCAGCAATCCGGCAACCTCCCTGTATGGCATGGAATATCTCTGTGAAAGATATCTCATTGATGCTCCAAGCTCGCCATCTGGTCCACCATACTTCAATAAGATATACAGTTTTTCTACCTATTTATATATGTATGCTATCACAATACTGTTATATGTGCAATCCAGTATGATATACACTGTTGTATAAGTGAGTAATTAGTTGGGAAGTCTTAACTCCATGCCTGCATATAGCGGTGTACTAATATCCATATCGTTAAACTCTGCTAATTCAAGATATCTTGTACCATCTCCTAATGCTCTTTCTGCAACCTGCCAGAAACCCTCTCCTGGTTCTACTATTGCCGTTCTTTCTTCTGTCTCCTGTGGTGCTTCCTCTGCCGGCTCATCCTCGCTTTCCTCTTTAGGATAATACTTAGCTTCCATGGCGGCCTGATAATCTGCATAGTTGTAACCTGCAGCTTCGAGCTTCTGTCTGCGTTCTTCTCCATCACCGTACTCACCACGGTAAATTGCATCAATAACACTCTCATTAAGTTTTTCTGAAGGCTGTTCTATCTCTTCTGTATCATCTGTTTCATTAACAACAGACCATACATAATCATTAAATGCTCTAAGGTCAAAGTCGTTAATAATAGCAAGTGTTGTCTCATAGTAATCTGGAGCAGTTGCATAGTTATATCCAACCCAGTTGCCTTCTGCATCTCTGTCTGTATTGTTCACAGCATTTGTAAGACCATAAAGCTCTCCTTCGACTGTATTTGCTGCTGTTGCATCATCATAATTATTCCACTGCATCAGATCAAGATATCCATATACAGCACCCATTACATCAGGATACTTTTCAAAGGAATCTTTAATGTTTACATATTCTCCATCTATGTACTCTGTTGTATCATATTCTGCATCGCTTCCCTTAATTCCAAAAAGTGAAGCAGCCCCTAAATTCCAACCAGATTCTTTAGCAGCCTGTGCAAGAATTACAGCTGGGCTTATTGTTTTCTTTTCTTCTCTTCTGTATTTAATCCATGCATTGCACACCACTGGTGCAAGAGTGTTAATAAAGTTGTTTACATGCTCATACTTTGTGCTAATCACTGGAAATGTTCTCATATTACTTATCCTCTCTTTCTTCTATATCTGCTTTCTTTTCTACCTGTGACTTAAGATTCTTCACTATTGGCTGCAAAAATGGTGGAAGTGTTACTCCAATGTCATTGATATTTTCTAATATGCTTATAATTTCGTTGCATATAAGCCAGATTGCTACGACACATGCTACAAGAAATGTAAAAGGTAATGTTATTCCTACAACTCCTGCAGAATAAGAAAGGAGCTGGTCTATTATCACACCAACTCCTACCAAAAGCCACATACATATTTTCTTTGCAATTCCTTTTATTCCTTTGTAGCTGTCAATTTCCTGCTTCCTGAATTTTGACGCTGCAACACCTGTGAAATAATCTATTAGATTACATGTTACCAGTAATAACACTGGAACTGCTAAGATTCCCAGAGCACTTAATATAATGCTCCACACCGCTGTTACAATCACTTTTAATTTTTCCATATTTATCCTTTCCGTTGCACCAGTGCAACTTTAACTTTTTATTCCTGTCTTTCAGTTATTGCTTTATATACTTCTGCTTCAAATGTTGCAACATCTGCATCGCACGCTTTCTTATTTGCGATATAACCTTTAACATTAACAACTGTCTTACTTACCGTTGGCTGTCCCTGCTGTGGTATGTTTGCATACATATTAACAACATTTGTCTCGCTTTCATCTACCTTTGCTGTTATAGATGCATTTAATGTTACATTTTTCTGTATTTCCATAATTTACCTCTTTCTACCGCTGTGCGGATTTATTATTGCCCTGTACCCCATCCAACATCATTATTAAATAGTGCCTGTACAGAGTACGTTATTGTCTTTTTTCCATTCTTTGTGCTTCCACCTATTCCCGATAGCGTATGTGCTTCGTTGTCACTAAAATACCATACATATGTCGCCCCTGCTGATAATTCTATTGCATTTGTCGTCTCTAATCTATGTTGATTTTCTGTTACGCAATATCCGTCCAAATACAATCCACATTTTATTGTGCCATAATCACTTGTATCATCTGTCCATATGCTTACATTTGCGATTATTAAACATGGCCCATGGAATGTTCTTATAAATAACGTTGTATTTAAGCTGTTTTCATATGTTGCCCATCTGTAATTCGGCTGATACGTTGTGTAAGGCGTTGAAAAGCATCTGCAATACAAATCTCCTTCGCTTGTTACATAGAATGTCGCTATTCCATTTTTTTGAACTGAATATACCCATGCATTTTCTCTTGTGTTTCCTACAACATAGTCTGGATTTTGTAGATAAGCTGTATACACTTTGTCTGCTGTCTCACAATATATTGCTTTACTATCTACATTCCATTCGCCAAGCTTTGCATTGACAGTTTGAAGATATCCGGTGTTAGAAATTTTTGTACCCGAACTATCCAGAGAAAAAGTATTACCTCTGATATTAACACTCTTGTTGCCACTAATATTAATAGAACCGCCAGCAGTTAAGTTAATATCGTCTGCAATTGCTTCAATGCAGCTCTTTAATGCTCCTGTATCTGTTTTTGCTATATATGCACTCAGGCTTGCCGTTGTTGCATAATTGTTAAATTTAGCATTAACATCTTCTGGTGCCGGTGAATAGTCTGTAGCTTTTGTACCTTTCTCTATTTTTAGCTTATCTGTATCTACATGTGCATAACTAAATCTCATGTACGCCGCGCCTGTTGGAATCGGTAATGAATGTCTTGCAGAAGTATTATTGCCAGCAACACCACTGATAAATTTCTTATTGCTATCGTAGAAGCATGTGGCTGGGGCATTTCCTAGATTAGTCCATCCACTTGCTATATAATGTGTCCACTGTGATACATCAATGTAGTCCGTTAAATCCCAGTAATTCCCACCAGCTGTTATTGTGCCAGTGGCTGTTATATACTTATTAGTGGTTGCAGTACTCTTTATGAACCTATTAACTCCACCGATTTGAAGATTATTTATATCGTTTTTAGTTGCATAGGTTGCTGATACTTCCAGCTTAATACTGTTGCTTTCAGCACTAACAGCTTGCGTAATCGCGTTATTCATCTGTACAGTTGTAGAGTAATGGTCTGTTATATTGTCCTCTATGGTTTGACACCAATCCTGGGCCGCACTGGCTTTATCATCAACATTATTTATGTTGTCTCCAAGCCGGTCTATTTCTTTTGCGTATTCTGTTTTAGTTACATAGGTTGCTGAAATAGACTGCTTTATTCCACTTAAATCTGCCGTTAATGTTGTTACTCTATTATTAATTTCAGTAACTGTACTATTATCCGCTTTTTTGCTTATCTGTGAAGTATGGCTATTCACTGTTGCAGATATACCACTAACAGTCTGATTCAGAAAAGTGTACTGATTACTTACTGTCGTCACTTTGCCTTCTACAGAAGAGATATTCGCGTCAATATCCTCTGGTGCTGGTGTCCAATCTGTAGCTTTGTTACCTTTTTCTAATTTTAAATACCTAAAATACACAACTTTATTAGAATTATTTCGCAGTCCGACCCAAAGTGCTACAATATTGTGACTTTCAGGAACGTCGAATGTATAATTTATTCTTTTCCATTCTGTTGTAAAAGAACCAGGCACCCATTTAGCAACCACATGTTGATTTTTACTGTCTACAAAATCAAGCAGTATCACGCCTCCTTCTGCAGTAGTATGTGCTGTATCACTTTTTATCTCAATACTTATTGTGTATTGTTCCTTGCTTTTAACAGCTACAGTTCCATAACTCGGATACGCCACCGCTGTCATTTTTGCTACATCTCCTGCTATTGTTACTCCATCTTTTATTATCCATTCACCATTCCAGTATTTTGTTCCCTTGTAAAGATTTCTTCCACCAATCTGCAGATTAGTTACAGCTGTCGTTATATCCTGCTGCCACACCTTAGAGCTTATCTGCCCCTGAACCGTAGATAGCTGCGTCCCTTGAGAAGATACTGTATCAGTGACTGTCTTAAGTGATGAATAAAGATTGTTCAGGTCTGTAGCAAGCTGTGGGGCGGATGCTGTAACACTGCCATCTGTCCACTGTATATAGTCTCTCATCCAGTAATATCTTCCTGAAACCCATGAAGGTCTTGTATTACTCCACGAACCACCACTTTGAGTTGTGTTTGAAGTAGACAGATAATATTGCGGAGTAATTGCAGAAACTCCTTTTCCTGTTGCTCCAGTTGCGCCTTTTAAATCTTCCTTAGCCGGACACCAATCCGTTGATTTATTTCCTTTTTCAAGTTTTAAGCCAACAATCTGATATCGTATATTAGTCTGATTTGATTTATTAAGCTGAATATATGTGTATGTCGCTTTAGTATTATCGTCGGCTGGCATATCATTAGCTGTCTGAAATCTAAGTTCAAAAAAATGTGATTTCCCATCGTTTAAAATTTGAACTGCATCCGTTGTAATAATATCCAATGGATTTGCATAACTTTTACCATCTATTGAAAAAGAAATGAAAGTATGCTTTTTCCCATTGTATATAAAAAAATTAATGCATGTCTTACTGAGAATTGTGACATACCCACTCAGAACATATTGAGTAGATGACTCATAACAATTAACAGAATCTATTTTAATGCCAGCATTTACATTATTTCCTTCGCATATTACTTTGCCATTCTTTATATACTCACTTTTATCAATGTCTGACGCAAATGCTTCAATATAATCATATTTAATCAGATTCCAACTGAAGTTCTTTCCATCAGCGCCTTTAAATTCTCCGGCATTTGCGCGATTTAAAACACTTTGTGCTTTTGTATCTGCTGAATTTGCTGTAGAAAGAGCCGTACCTGCATTTTGTTCTGCCTTGTTTGCAACTGTAACTGCTGTGTCTGTTTTAGTAGTTATTGCCTTAAAAGAAACATCAAGCGTCTGTTTATCACTATCAACATATATCTTGCTGGATTTAAGCGTGTGACTTCCGTCGTTATTAATAACATCAAAAAGGCTTGCTATATCCAGTTTCCCAGCAGATATATTTGCATCTTCTTTTACCATGTCGTTGCGGATTATCTCTCTCTTAACACCTTTTTCAGTAAGTCCAAGTGCATCAAACATCAGATTACCTGCTTTATCCCAAACATACATGTTGTAATCAGCATTTGCATCTTTTCCAATCTGAACTCGTGTGCGTGTTCCATCGCTGATTACAATTGTGTTGTCTTTCCAACGTGACAATCCGCTTTCACTGTGTATATTCACGCTTGTAGTGTTTACATCAAGTGATGTTATCTTTTTTGCATCAATGCTTTCTATCATTGCGCTTTTTATCTGTGCATCACCTATAAGGCTTATAACTGAATTGGAAAACTCTGTCGTAAGACTTCCACCACTTGCAGAACCAAACATAAGAGTATTTACTTTCTCTACCCCAACAGTTAGATCATTAACCTTTCCTGTTATTGCAGTAAAATCATTTGTCTTGAACTTCTCAAATTCTCCGGAAACACCTTTAAGGCTTTCTATCGTTGCGTATTTAATCTCCGCAATATTAGATTTCAAATAATTATTCCGGATATTCTCTAGTTCATTATTTATAGCTACTACCGTTTCTGCCTGTACAGTATTAGCCTTAACCCATTCTGCATCTACCTTTTTAGCAACCAGTTCCTTAGTAAGCATCATTTCCGCATATGTTCGTTCTGCAAGCTTAGTAGATTGTCCTTTATAATCTGTCTCTGTTTCAGTTTCTGTTTTGCCATAAGCTGTAATAGTCATGGCAAGACCTCCATCATATTCCTGAGTTATATTCATAACCGGAACCTTATAAGTCTTACCTAATTCTTCAACAGTTACAATATCCCATGGATCCAGTCGAATATCTCCTAGCGTCTTTAAGCTTGCGCCTCTATACGCAAATCCTCTTACTTTCTTGTATACAGAGTTAAGCTTTTCTTCTGTTGTAAGTGGATTATCAAATGTTATTCCCAAAGTTCCACTTCCTACTGTAAAAGAAGCATTACTGTCAACATTACATGTAAGATAATCTAAATGGTAATCACTCTCATTCTTTTCAAATGTCATTATTCGTGATTCATTTATCGTATAGCCATTATCCTCATACCACTTAATAACAATTGTTCCAGTTCTGTCTACGCAAGCAAAACCTCCAGCTAAAGAAGCGATATATCCGATAACCTCACGATAGGTATATCCTACCGGTGCAGTATCAATAGTTATTCCATTCAAGCCAGATACATTACAGGGAACGCCACATCCAGTACTTATCTCTTTTAAAACAGATTCTGCACTTGCAGGATATGTCAATTCAGATACATATACACCTGTGGTCTTCATCATTCTGTCGTAAGCCGTAAATGTTGTGGTTGCCTGGTCAAGCGTTGGATGTTCTGCAGTAAAAAAACCAAGTGGAATATACTCATACTTTCCGCTTGGCAGTTTCAATCCTATCTCTATCGGTATCTCTGTGTTTTCAAACAACTCATCTATTCTTTTTACTGTCAGTTCTATCTTAGCTGCAACAGCCGAACCTATCTGTATACCCTCATCAGATGTGGAAGCGGTCTCATAGCTCATCTTTTTAAAGCCAGCGTCAATCCACTTACCATTTATCTTTAATCGTAAGTTAAATGTTCGCGATGGTGATCTAATTGTTGTCGCAAATTGCTCTGATACATTATTATACATAGGCTTAATCCTCGATCATAAATTCAATGGCTGCAATATCCTCTAATGTAGTTCCATCGTATCTGCTGTCAGAATCACATACAGATATGTCTTCCATCTTAATCATATGTACATCAACATCCGTTTCCATGTTGTACATCTCATCAATCTCTTTTACAACTTCCTGCTCTTTACCTTCTGGGAACTGGTAAGAATCTCCATCCATGACAGCATTCCCATTTTCATCTTTAAGCACATTGTTCTGTATTACTTCAGTTCTCTGTGTAACAAAAATATCTACTTCTCCTAACAATGTCTTAAGGTTCTTTGCAATTGCATAATTTACTTTTACAGGCCAATGCTTTCTTAAGCCCTGTAATTTTTTAAGCATTGTTGCACTATTATCAATCTGTTTAATAGTCATTGTTTTTTTCATGTTCTGCTCCTTACTGCTGTATTATAGATACACTGGCACTTCTGTAGTAATAGTTACCATCCCCTATATCACCCAGCACCTCTTTACTCAATGTACCTCTATAGCTTGTTATTGTTATATCCTGTCCATCGTCATGGAATGTTATTGGAAAGAATCCGGCTATGAGTTTGTTCTTAATAAGTGCCATCTCATCTTCCTTCAATATTCCCCAATTAATAGATAAGGTCTTCTTTTCAGCGACAACATCACCCAGCATTGTTCCGTCAAGCGCTCGTCCTGTAGAAGAAGACCATATAATCTCATCATCCACCTTGATGGACACAGGAGCCGGAAGCTCCTGTCCGTCACATCTCAGTATCAATTCATCACATCCTTGTTAAGTTATAATCTCACATTTTCCTGTCTGCTTTGTATGTTCGTTAATCTTATCAACCACATATTTCTTAAGACTCTTTCCATCAAGCTGTATATCAAGGTCCAGTGTTTCAAGTATCTTAAGTATCTGCTTAAGAATACTTATAGCCTCTGCCAATAACTCTGCACTGGATGCCATAGCTGCTGCCTTCTGTGCCATATCAAGTAATTTATCCTCAGGTGCAACAACTTCACCCTGATGTCTGTTATCGCCAATCATGGCAAGCTGTGGAGTGTTTGGCTTAACGTATCCGCCTTGTGCAAGGTATGGAATACTGCCAAATCCAACCTGTGGTAAATCAAACCCGAAATGGTCACCACCTATACCAGGTACCCAGTTTGGAACTTTAAAGCTTAGTTTATTTATACCTTTTACAACAGCATTAATTCCCCTCTGCATTCCTGATAGTAATCCATTAATTAAGCCAATCACCATATTAATAGGACCTTTTGCAATATCAGCAATTCCGCTAAATATGCCATCAAAAGCCGTAACTATACCATTCCAGGCACCTTCCCAATCGCCAGAAAAAACACCCTTAATAAACTGTATAACTCCTTTAAACACAGTAATTGTATCGTTCATTAAATCAGCTATGGTTCCAACGACAACTCCAACCTTATTCCCTATAGAATCAAATATAGCTATAAATATTGGTCCTAATAATTCAGATAAGAATCCCACTACAGGCGCAATAAAGTTGTTATATATTGTCGTAGCACATGTAACCACTTCGCCGACAAAGTCAAGGAAATTAGCAAGTAATGGCTGTAAATGTTCACGCCATACTCTATCAATTACATCTAAAGCATTCTCCCAGACTGGCTGAAGCATATTATTCCAAATGTCTAAGAATACATCTCCGGTAGTCTTAACAGCCGTTTTTATTCCAGTAAATATCGGCTCTCCCCATTCGTTCCATGCCCCTGCCATTGTATTAACCAAGCCAATCCATACATTTGATATAGATTCAATGGCTGGACTTACACCTTCGCTCCATAAAGAATTCCAAGATGCTTTAAATGTATCAAATATTGTTCCATTTAAAGATAACGTCTGGGATGCAAAATCCGTCAGCATTGGTAATCCAACAGAAACAAAATTTGCAAGTATAGGATATGCTGCTTTATTCCATACATCCGAAAAGACTGTATTAAAGCTATCAAATAATCCATTTAATATACTGCCATTAGTGTCGACCCATGTTACAAGATAATTTGTAAATGGACCGTTAAAATAATTTAACAACGGCGGTCCTAATGCTTTTATATCATTAAACGCATTTGTTAAATTTTTCTTGGCTGTATCTGTATTCTTTGTAAGTCCATCCCATATTTTTGACATAGATGGAGAAAATGTTGATACACTCCATTTACGTAGTTTATCTAATTCCTTCTTTGCCGTATTTGCAAAATCGCCAATTGCAGATGCTGCATTTGTGGTATCTGCCTGTGTGCTAGGTGCAACACTTATTCCACCTGAAGATGTGCCACCTCCACTAGAACTACTGCTGTCCGTCGGCTCTGAAAGTTTTTCTATCTGGTCAAATCCGGCCAGCGATTTCTCTATCTGCTTTGCTGTAGAAGATGCTGCATCTCCTATTCCACTTACATTATCCGCTGTGTCTGACGCTATATCTCCAAGTCCTGTTATAGCAGAAGCCGAAGAAGAGATATCCGCACCAGTAAGCATCTGTGTAAATGTTGCAAATCCATCTGCAACCTTCTGCAAGCCTGCAAGCACAGTATTTAAGCCTCGTAATATAGGTGTAAATAATGCTATAAAGCCCTTTCCAAGAGAGGCCTTTAACTGTTCGAATCTGAGTGATAATATTCTTGTCTGATTCGCCCAGGAATCCTGTGTCTTAACAAAGTCACCTGTGGCATTGGACAGTGCACTAGTAACATATTGATAACGAAGCATTACTTTTTCCTGCTCTGTCATCTTAGCCGTAGTCTTGCCGAAGCCATTATTAAGTGCATACTGGTCCAAGTTTGTCTGAGTCATGACAACACCCAGGTCCTTAAGCGTCTCTGTTTCACCTGTCCAGATGGATTTCAGCTTCGTATACGCTTCATCTGTACCAAGATTGTAAAATGATGCAACATCACCTGTTAATCCAGTAACATCTTCTGCCATATCAAGTGCAGCCTGTCCTGTAATGCCCATAGCATTACTCATCTGGCCAAATACACCCATGTACTTCTTAGCAGATAATTCCGATAAGCCGAAGTTAGTCATAGCATTGGAAGCCCACTGGTCTGCCTGTCCACTTAAGTCCTTAAATGCCGTATCCACAACATTCTGTACTTCTGTAACATTAGAACCAACTTCTAAGCAGTCTTTCGTAAACTTAGTAAAAGCTGCTATACTTAATCCAGCAGCTATTTTCTTTCCCATACCAGAAAAGATGGATGTTGCCTGCTTTGCTGCCTTATTGGAAGCTCCTGTGAGTTGATTAACTATCTGTGAACTGTCTATGCCAAGTTCCAGAGCTATCTGTCCTACTGTATCTGACATTCCCCCTCCTTTCTGGCACGAAAAAAACTGCCTACTTCTTTGAGTAAGCAGCCTTAAAATCTCTTTGTAATCGTGTCCAATATTCTATATACTGTGGTGTTCCCACCATTTTCCTATTACGCTTCAGAATCCAGTCATCATGTATCTTTTTCTGTTCCTTAGTAAAGCTATTGATAGCTTTAATGTCTTTCTCTGCCCTTATACTTACCACTCTTCCAAGTGGTGTTTCAGGCATTATTCCTGATAATAAAGAACAGAATTCAGACCATGACATATCATCTTCTGTTCGCAATCGTATGCCATACTGGGACAGGAAGCTGGCTTCTATCAGCTCCCAATCATCCCATATATCATAATATACCTCATTATGCTGAGGGTGTCTGCTCCTCGCCGTACGTTCCCATAGCAACCTGCATGATTGTATTATACATTTCCTTATATTCAGGAATAGGAAGATCTAATGCCTCAATCTTATCTGAAGCATCTTTTCCTACAAGCATTTCAAGGCCTTTAATCATAAATGCCATATCATCCTTGTTTTCCTTGTTTTCTGCTTCCTGTGCCATAGCCTGTATATTAAGAATTGTACTCTTTCTGTTATTAACAGTAACAACCAAATCTTCTGTAATACGAATCATAGGTAACTGGTTCGTAATCTTCATGGAGATATCTATTACCCTAAAATCTGTCTTTGCCATTTTTCAAATTCTCACTTTCCTTATTCCTGATTATATTCTATATATGTTGGTTTTCCGTCTGACTGTGCTTCCCATTCAAGTGCATCAATGCTTGTTGAATCTCCACCAAGAGATGTAACATTGATTACTGCCGGTATAAGAAGCTGGTCAAGGTTAGGGAATATAATAGATACCCATGTGTTGCAATCCTGTCCTGTCTTTAATGCCAGGCTTGCGATATAATCATTACCTTCATCACCATAATTACGCTTACCACCCATAGCCATGCCGAGTGACTTACCTGTTGTGAGTCTTCTTGTCCAGCCCGCCTGATCCATTGGATTCCATTCTTCAATAGTTCCATCCACGGATATGCTTAAGCTCTCTGCATCTTTTACAACCTTTGTTTCTACTGTTTCCGGTGTGTCTGTGCTCTTTCTTCCTGTTACACATACCCCGAACCGAATTGTATGTACCGGATTAACGCCAGTAAGTGGTGTTGCTCCTGCATTATATCCGGCTAATTTAGTATTCTGTGCCATGCTTTTACCTACCTTTCATAATAAATATCTAATTCTATTACACTCTCAAAGATACCTTTATCATCTGTCCCTACATCAACAGGCTCATCAACCAGCATTTTAGCGAAGAACACTTTAGTATCATTGATTGTAATATGGTTCATATCCCTAAGCATATTGTAGAGCTGTTCTGCGGTCTTCTCTGTGTCTCTTACACTCGTGTTCCAATGAACCAATATGCTTACAGACTTAACACGATAAGAGCTGTTATTTAAGCCGCCTACCGCCATCAGCACAGGTCTTTGCTTGTTATTATTGTAAACACCTATGCTCTTATTCTTTTTGTCGTCTAATTTGCCGCAATAGACGTTAGTATTGTCTGCAATACCAAGACCTGCTATATAATCTCTTACATCACCTATTCCTAACATCACAACCCCGCATTCTTTTTATAAAACTTTCCAAATGCTTTAGGTGCAAAATCCTGCTTTTTACCACCTTTCATATAGTCATCAAGCCATCTGCCTTTAGCATTTGCATTTCCTTCATGTTTCTTGCCGCTTTCATCTGTCCACGGCGTCTGATGGAAGTTGTATTCCGGATGATAATATAATCTTCTTGCCTGCGGTGCTGATGTTGATATGATAACTTTACCATTTACAGCTTTTGAAATACCATTAGTTACTGTCTGTCCATTTTCATAAGTGGCAGTTTCACTCTTTCCTGCGCTAATATGAGTACTTTCTCCCTGCAATTTACCTGTATCTCTTGGTATCACCTGACTTTGCACAACATCCGTGTGTATAGCTTCCGCTGTCATTTCTAATGAAGTCGCCGCTGCTGCCGTAAGCTTCCTTACCATAGGCATATTAAGCTTCACTGTTGACTTAACATTCTTTGCCATTACATCACATCCAATCTTACATAATTAACCGTACCATCCGGATTACGGCACTTCGTACCCTTGTATATATGCCTTGTTACACCGAACACCGTTATATCACCTTTAGTAATAACAGGAAGATCCGGTGCAATATCTCCTGGTATCAAAGCACATCCTTCAAGCTTTATAAGCACCTTTTCTACTGTTAATTCTGTCTTACCGCTGTCCTGATAGTTACATAAGCCATCCCATATAACAGGCTCAAGAGGCTCTCCATAGACATTCCTGCCTTCTTGCGTTATCTCAAGGTGTATCTCTGTCTTACACATGCTCTTTAATATTAAACATGGGTACTTCATACTCACACCCCCAGACTTAAACAACACAAACCTGTCTGACAAAGTATCTGGTATGTATCGCGTTTTACAGCAATTCCATTCTGTACAAGAACATTCCAACTGCTGCCAAACTGCATAGATACTCCATTTAGAGAATAATTCTGTAAGACACAATTAATCATGTCCTCATTCTCATATTCAAAATCAGCCATCTCACAACACACATCTATCAGTATGCCCTGCTGGAACTCTGTCAGATTATTAAATCCTCTTGATGTTATACGATTAAAAGTAAGCGAGTCGATATGCCGACTCGCCTGTTTTAATCTTCGTTCTATCTGCTCATCCGGGATAAGTCTATGTTCACTAAGGTACTGCTCTTTACTTGCATATACCATAAGACCACCGCCTATTCTGTCTTATCTTCCTTTGGTTCATCTGCTGTTACTTTCTCTTCCTTTGGCTTATCTTCCTTTGCCTTACCTGTTTTCTTTGACCTAATAACCTTTGGTTCAAAGGTTAATCCAATTACTGTATCTGCCATAATGATTCCTCCTTAATTATCCTTATGTGATACATATACCCCAGCGGTCTTATTCTCATATACATGGCCATAAAGATTATTATTACGATACTTGAATACATGACTATCGCCATCCTGGTCCTGATCTGGACTAAAGTACTTAATATACTGATCCATAGCTGTTACAGCTGCAGACTTCTCTACACATAAGAAGTTAACATTCTTAGCCGGCTTAGTTGTCATCTCGTAATTTTCAACCTGTGTTCCACTTGGACTACTAACAGCCTTATAATTGTCCTCACTTTCTTTTGTGTAATAAGTCTTACCCGGCTGTGGTGATGTATCCTTTGATAATGTATAAGCTGCCTTAGTCTTTTCATATCCATATGAATTCTTACCATCATGAAGGGTTATTGATGTGTACATACGTGACTGTGGAACTGGTATGATCTGAGAAAATCTCTTAAGTACTTCTCTTGATTTAGTTGTATCCATATCGTCCGCAAGAGAAATTAATGTAGGTGTGATGAATAAAATACGCGATTCCATAGGAACTTCATCCTCATCCATCTTATTAGCACAAGCTCTTAACGCTGTTATTAATTCAGCTCCTGTTTCAATATTCTCTTCCTTTACTGTTATATCCTTAGTTCCACAGATTTTAGCAATACGTGCGGCATCTGTTTCCGGAATAACCTTTGTTTTTAAGAATTCACTTGATAACTTGGCAAATGGCTGTGCAAGTGTTTCACCATTATCAAGACGGTCAATCCTTAAATCCTGTGAACGTTCCTTATCATACTTAACCGTTTCCCATGTAAGTGAAGTTGAACCCTTTGTGTAACCTGACTTTCTGTCAAAATCACCAAGTGCATCCATATCAAGCTTCGCAATCTTAATTTCACCGTTGTTGCCTTTTCTTACTGTTGTTTCATCACCATCTAATACTGAGGTCTTCGCTCCTTCCTTATACACCTCATCAAGTATTGGAAGGTATATTGTAGATAATTCGATATTATTCATATAATCCTATTCCTTTCTTTACTGCTTTGGCTTTAATCCGAATAACTTTCTTATCGCATCATCATTACCCGGATTGCCATTTCCATTGTTACCAGGAGCACCAATCTGGAAGCCAGCATTGTTCTCCATACTTGGCTTAAGTGCTGGTACATCTTTAAGTACCTGCTCAAGTGAAGCTTTGATATTATCTTCAGACACCTTTCCATCCACACCCTTTACCTTGCTGAAATCAGCCATCTTAAGCACATAGGGAAGTGTCTTAGCTTCTATACCAAGTGTCATTGCTACCTTTGTAGCTGCAAGCTCAATCTGAGCCTGTTCAGCAACCTTCTGTGCTGCTGCCACTTCATTCTGAAGATTAGCATTAGCGTTCTGCTGCTGTTCTGTCTGCTGCTGCTTATTCTGCTTAAATGTTGCAATAGCCTGACTTATCTCGTCTTCTGATAATCCCTGCTGCTGAAAATAGCTTTTAAGCACAGCATTCTCTTTCTTGGCAGTTGCATTATCCAGCATTGCCTGTATCTTGTCATAATCAACACCAGCTGTCTGCTGATTATTCTGATTACCCTGCTGTCCTGCCTGTCCATTGTCTCCTCCAGCGTTCTGGTCGCCGTTACCATCTCCGCCATCTGCGAAGAGCTGTAGATTAATAGGTAATATTTTTCTCATACCTGTCTCCTTTCCGTTTACCGCCCGTCGGCATTTTTCCTAAAGTTTAGTGCCATTAAGTTTTGGGCATAAAAAAAATAGGCACACACAGCTTATTTGCCATGTGTGCTTAATAACTAATATTAAATTGTGTTGCACTGGTGCAACTTACTCTAATTTCTAAAGTTCTATTCCTTCCATTACTGCTCTTGATTCAAGAACAGCCAGATAATTTACCATTGCATCTATCTGCATATTATATGTGCTTCTAGGACATGTTGGTTCAAATTCTAATAATGTGCCATTATCCCATTTCTCAAGCATACATTTAAGTCCTTTATATCTTATAGCAAGCTGCTTATACTCTGCTTTGAATCTATCTTTGTAATCCCCGCTATTCATTAAAATAGCTGTTGACGGCAACTTCGTTCCATCATATCTTCTGTATGCTTCCTCAAATTGTTTCTTAGGGCACCAACTCTCATATCCATCAGGATATCTTATATGATAGCCTTCATCTTCTGGATTCTCGTCACTTGGTATCTTCCATCCTCTGTATTCATTATATTCGCCCCTACTCATTGGCTCTGCTGTAACCACTTTTACTCCAATATAATCTTTCATTTTTTAGTCCTCTCTTTCTTAAAATTGGGTATAAAAATACCACCAATCTTTCGACTGGTGGCTGTTACTTGTTTTCTTTTATTTCTGCTTTATCTTCATTATTGCTTTCTGCCTTTATTGGTCCTTTTTCCAATAATGCAATCAATTCATCAATTGTCATTCCCGGTTTTCCATCTAATATACCATCCATTGAAACACCTCCTGCCTCAATATTACCCTCTCTGTATGCCAACAGAATAGCATTTTTTTAAAAACAAATCAATACACTTATTAATATTATCACTATATTTTTCCTGACACTCTCTCATCAATTCAACTGCTCCATTATAATCAAAATGTTCGCCTTTTGAAATATATCGTACATCTCCTTGATTTGTCACAATGGTCATAGTTTTTATTGTGTCGTGTCTCATAAATACTCCAATATCATTTGCTGAAAAATCTGTTAATCCAGGATGGTTGTGACATAATACCAAAGACTTATCTTTTGCCGAATGCAATAAATGAAACATATCTGAATCAGAATATACATCTACCTCATGCCTTCCACCTTTTATAAATTTAGTTTTTTTATTTGTTATTAAATCTACTACACATGCAACTTCATTACTGTTATTTTCATCTCTCGCAACTTTAAGTAAGTCCTTATGTACCTCTTTTATAAATTTATTATTATCAGAAGTAAAGCCCTTAGGATTAATTTCATTTACTTTATCTATTGCCTGCTCCGTTATTATAACCTTTTTGCCTCTATTTTTCTGTTTTAATACTTCATTTTCCCACTGTTCCTTTCTAGCCGCATACATCTTACAGTTGTCCTTATCTAATGAGTACTTAGCCAACCTGTCAAACTGTTCAACCATTCTGCCAGCATATTGCTGTTTCTGGTCCTGTCTGTAATCTTCTTTGACCTTTTCCAGTTCTTTCTTGGTAAACTTGCTATCCGGCTCTTCGTCAAGCTCTGGGAAGTATGTTGTATGTATATCTTTACAGTTTGGATGATAAAGCCCTGCTGCCATAGCAGATGACATAAGCGGATAAGGACCATCAGATGCCTTACCTCCACTCCATACATCATCTATAAGCACCTTCCCAACAAATGGAAGGCACTTAGGACAGGCATTAGCACGCTTATTCATAATAACAGTGCTAATTCCCCACGACTGTCTCATTTCACCCTCTCCGGTTAGATATGCACGCTTATTAGCTGTCTGAATAGCCATCTTAGCATAATCTTTTACTGTGTGCCTGCTGCCATTCGCATATTCAATACAATTAATACCAGCTTTAAGAAAATCCTTTGTAGCCATATCAACTGCCTTCTCATATGTTCCTGCACCCGTATTCGCATACACCTGAGCATTGAATATTATCTGCCGGTATTTATCCTCAGACATTCTAAGCATTGCTTTTTCTGCCCTGTTAAAATCTGATTTCGTGGCTTTAATCAAGGCATTAAGTTTTCTAGTGTTTAGTCTAAAAAAAACTCCCTCAGTTCGCCTTCTGACAAACTTTGGGGGCTTATATCCTCTCTTTATTGCTCTTAATATTTTCTGTTCCTGTCGTGTTCCGCCTTCCTGTCTGGCTGCATATATCATTGCATCTATAGAATCATTAATATCACTGAACTCTGACGAAAACGTTTTCTTGTTCTGTGCTTTATATTTCTCAAGAGACTTAAGCTGTTCTACCTGCCACTGTGACCAGTTAAACCCCATATCTGTCTCTTCTGCTCTGTGGCTCGCAAGATTGCGCATCATAGAAGCAATCAGCTCATCTTCTATGGCTCTAAAGGCTTTCTCTATGTCATATTCTGTATTAAGTGCCATAAGCCACCTCACTTGTTATCAAAAACTGTAAAATCGTTTCAAACCCCTTAAAATCGTTTCAAAAATCATAAAATCGTTATCAAAAACCATAAAATCGTTATCATAGCCATCAAACTGTAAAGCCATCTGCCTGCATATTAAGGGCTGGCTCTCCCATATCGGATATTCCCTGTTCGGCCTTAAGCCTTGCAACCTCTTCCTGTTTCCATTCATCATCTTTAGTGTCACCATACAACTCATCAACGGATGCTTCAACACTCATGATACCGCCCTGCTTGGCTTTGCTTACTGTCTCAACCTGACTTTCAAAGCTAGGGTTCGCATATTCACCAAATGTCACATCAACATCAATGTCCTGTGTTGTTGAATTATTAAGAGTATCTGTCGCCTGCAATGTCATTTTTACAAGCTTCGGAAGAACCTTCTGGAGCTGATTTACAATATTATTCCTACTGTACAGCGTTGCTTTTTCCTTCTCCCTCTGTGCTTCTGCATTATCAAGCTTCTTTACATCTATTCCCAATGTAGAAGGGCTCATGATTCCCTGCAAGCAAAGATCAAGTGCCGTGATATATGTAGCAAGATACCCTTCATGTGGTATTTCACTCTGTTCTCTTTCAATCTTATAATTTGCACCTTCTGCCATAGGAGACGAATACTGTATATAAGCGTTGTCAAATGAATTTGGCAGCATAACAGCTCCATCACTTGGATTTCGAGGAAGTAAATTCTCTGGTATATATTCCTTTGTACGGTTATGTCTTAAAGCGTCCATCCACTGGCTCCATGCTTCATCAAGTGCGTCAAATTCATCTATCTTGCTGTCATATATGCTTTTGCCTCTGCCCCTGAACTTTGCTGATTTATAGAACATAAGCGGTATGGCCATCATAAAGCTTTTATCTTCCCATGTTGCAGGTCTTAAACCTGCAAGCTCCGGCACAGTGCTGATATCACATTCTTTGTTATCTCTTGTGAGCATATATGTAATATAACCTTTTCCATACGTCTCAAGCAGAATGTATTCTTGATTCTTGACTGTATATACTGTCTTAAACACAACCTCTTTCACTCTGCCGCGTTCTCTTATTATCTCTACCCTGTCGCCGGGATAAAACTCTATTATTGGATACTGGCTTAGGTTTGTATCTATGGATAGTTTAAATGCGCCATCTCCAACAATAAGAGTGTCTGTTATTGCCTGCTTTACAAGTTCTGCAAAATCGTTTTCTTCTGCTATCTTATCCCAGTCTGACTGCCTGCTGCCAACATCTACTTCGTTCATATCAGCAACAACAATACTCGCAAGCATATCAACCAGCATTGCCGGTAATCCTACATGTATCTTTCTTATTGCTAATCCAGGAGAGCATTTTGCAGCCCAGAATCTTGTCTTATCTCCATCAATCTGATCATACAGCTGTGACAGCTCCTCACTTACGCCTCTGTACCATATCTGATTCTTAATGGCATTACCTTCAAAGTCGAAGATTTCCTGTATATCAATTATTCCTCTCTGTGCCGGCTGCACATGCAACCATGTCCTTATTCCATCTCTTATCTTATCAGCCATAGTATTAAATATGCTCACCTCTCTCACTCTCCTATCTGTTCTCTACTCCAACTTTGTCCCTGTATGGTATCCAGCCATATTGCGTACTGTTAACCATATGATCATTTCCATCTTCCGGCTCACAGTCTTTATCTTCCAGCCAACTGTATACCTGCAGTTCCCCTGTGTAGTTCGTGCATGTATCTACAACATAATAGCTTGGCTCTTTGCCCTTTTCGTCGTTAAAGGACATCCAGCCAAGCTGTAAGTTAATTCTATCTGTTATGGTTACTTTCTTATACGCATTGTTAAATATATACTGGCAGTCAATGTGTTCTCTCTTGTACTTGGCAAACTCTGTTATCGTTGCCTGATCAGCATTATCTATAAACACATTCTTTGACATTCCACCCCATTCTTTTCTGTTACGCTCCAGGAAGTCTATGTAATTCCTTACTGTATCACTTGGAGCTATTGGTATATCAAGAGCCGCATTGTTATATACCTTTTCATCCAGTACTATCAACTTGCCTTTGTTGGTTATTCCCATAAAGGACATAGCAATAGTATCAGGACTCTTGGTTGAATATGCCGTATCAAGACCGCTTGTATATATTACAAACCATTCTGTCTGCTTGTCGTCATATTCTCGCTTAATAAATGCCTTAGCCTGTTCCTTTGTAATAACATGTCTCTTGCAGAAATTAGAAAAGACAAGACCTGTAGCCTTGCCTCTTAATCCCAATATCTTGTTTTTATATATCTTGGTACCGGGAGGATAGCTCATTTTCTTCTGTTCTATCTTCTCAGGTGTCATAGATACGTTATCTTCAAATGTGAAGAACCAGTATACCCAGCCTTTAATAGGCTCACAGCCATTAAGGTCCTTCCATATCTCTTCCGGCACATCTGCCTTGTACTTATCAATCGGTCTTGCGTGATTGATGTACTCTGAATATATTGGCAGCGTAGGCGCATCCGGATTAAGTGTACCTACAAAGTATTCAGAACGTCCGAATATCTCTCGTATGAAGTCTATGTTAGCTGTATTGCACTCATCTACCCACACACATCCAAACTGTGAACCCAAGGCATTCTTCCACTTGCTGGCATTATCGTAACCAAGAATATATATTATCTTTGTACTGCTGCCAGTTTTGAATTTAATATGTGGAAGTTTATTTTCTTTATCGCCATTACCACAGTATGCCAAATTAGGGAATATCTGCAGTAGTCCCATATCTGCGTTAATGATATTCTTCTCGATAACACCTGTCGTATTGCCGGCTATAACATGCAGCTTCATATCTGATTCTGCTACATTCATGATAAACTTCACGGCAACTGTTGTTGTCTTACCTGATGCAGTAGAACCTTCAAGGAATTCTGCTCTTGCTGGTGTATCTATGTAATCCCAATACTTATCACTTAGAAGCATCAGGCTCACCCCTTGCCTTACGCTGAGCAAGAAGCTCTGCAAGCTCGTTCTTTACAGAATCATTAACATTAGCATCTATTTTCTCAATCGGATTAAATCCTGCTCTATCCATAATATCTTTAGCAGCCATATGAGCCACCATATCATTGTGAGAATCTAGCAATCTAATCTGCTTTCTAAATGCTTTTGGTGCAGCATACTGCAGATTAGAACGCATCATCTTATTGTACTCTCTCTGAAATTCCTCACAGTTCTTTTTCCACTCACATAATGTCTTCGGTGAAATGTTAATTGCCTCTGCTATTTTTTTGTCCGTCATGTCCCCTCTAACCAGCAACTGTAAGCATTTTATCTGTTTTGGCTTTAACATATTATCACCTGCCTTTTATTAACATTTATTAACATTTTCTGTTCTTGCATATAAAAAGGCACCAGCATTAAGCCAGTGCCTCATCAGGGGTATTTAATTAAGGAGAAATTATGCTTTACCTCATCCATCTTGTCCAGTTTAGATATTAACACAGACAAAACGAACAGAGCGAACAAACTTTAAATTTTTGCTAAAAATCTTTCTACTGCCATTCTGCAGCCATCCGCTGTGTGGTGTTTTCCCATCTTTCTTGCTACCTGCACCCAGGATAAGCCTTCTATGTATCTTAATGTTATAAGCCGCCTCATTCTACTGTTGTCAATTTCATTTACACACTTTTCTATGAGGTTAATCTGAGTGTCTATTTTCTCTTTAATGTCTATCTGCTGCCGCTGTCGCACTAGAAGAAGTGTCTTCTTGCGTGAATATGCCGGATAAGGGAAGCCTTCTACAACAAAATGCTGCTTACCTCCATCTCCGCCTGTAACACTATCCTTTTCCGTATATCCTTCAGCTTCCATTTTATCCAATTCTCTTTGTATCTTATCAATCGCGGCCTGTATTTCCTGTTTCTCCTTAACTAAGTCATTGTACTGCTTAAGAAGGTCTTTAATATTGTTATTTTTCAAGTTGTTCATCACCTACCCTCTTCTCATCTGCTGCCAGTTTTTCCTTATCCAAGATTTCCAAAATATAATACTGCTTATCTGGTTCAGCTCCCCACTCTGGTCTCCCTTTTCCAATCCTTAATCTGCATATTGCTTTTATTTTTTTAGAATTCTTTGAATAGCCATTACGGAAAATAATCTCCTGAATGCCTTCTTTTCTTATCTCTTCTGGTACTGCCTCTCCTTGCAATAACTCAAATTCGCTTCTGTCTAAGAAATTGTCTGGTGGATATAATGGATGTATGGTTATGGCTCCGAACAAATTCTGAAATCTTGTCTCATAGTATTCTTTTATATCTCGATACTCTTCTTTCTTCTCTCCAGAAAGAATCATGTCGAACCACTTTTTCTTAATTGGCAATATTAGCATTATGAATCACCTGCCTTTACTATCTCGATTGCTCTGCTTAGCCCAGCGTTATATCCTTGATGTACATCTGATAATATAGTCTCACAGTCAATGAATTTATCTTTTTCCATTTGATTAACAACCTTATTAACATCATAGGCTGTTGGCTGATTATCAATAAAATCAAGAATCGCTTTCATCTGGCTTTTATTGTAATGTTGTTCTGAAAAATTCAGTTTATCCGCAT